GAGCGTAAATGTCGAAACTAAGAGCCCGCGCGTTGTTCCTTTTGAACTATACCAAGGTGGCCAAGCTGGTCGCGGACCTTGATAAGAACACCGCTGAAGTGTTCCTAAATGACACTCGTATTGCGGGCCCGTTTAAGCTTTTCTGTATTACAGAGGACAAGCGCGCGTGGTTCTGCCAGGTAACGGAGTTTGAGGTATTTGATTCGGTTTGTCGCCACCTAGCGCCATTGACCTATGGGGATGAGGAGATTGCCGAAGCGTGGGAAATTCTTTGTGAGCAGTACGACGCCGATCAAGAGCGGGGGCGCGCATGCTTGAACTAACGGCAATGGACGCCTATACCGGCGCGGGCGGCAGGTGGGCCAGTCAGACGGCCATTGACTCAGCTATTCAGGCAATGGAGTCGACCGGGATAGGGATTGATGTTGCGTTCTTCACGGAAACCGTGAAGAAGGCGCGCCATGACGAGACAGAGGCGTTGGCCGTTTTGGCCGAACTTCTGAAGAAAACCGGATTTACTCCGTTATTTAAGGACTCCAAAAAAGGCCCGAGCGACGTTTGGCGGTCAATCAGTCAGCAAAAGAAACTGTTACACGGGTTTTTGAGGCTCCCGCTCTCTCCGCTGTGGAAACTGGGCGCGGTAAAGCCGGGCGAGACCAAGCTCGATGAGACGGCGTTGAGGTGGATCGTAAAGCAGCCGGCGGCACGGGCCCACTCGGCGTTACTGAATAAGATGCTCGATCTTCGCCGAATAAGGTCCTCTTTAAAATACCTAGAAAAGATGCCAAATTACGTGGCCAGCGACGGACTAATTCACCCGATCTGCGGGCCCGCCGGCGATTACGACGATCGGGTCGGGGCCGTGACCGGGCGACTGGCCATGAAAAAGCCGGAGGGGCAACAACTCCCGCGAGACAAACATAAGGACCCCTATCGAGTGCGAAGGGGTTTTGTGTGCGGCCCGACTCCCTGGGGCCGGGGCTGGCGCCTCTCTTTGCAGGTACACGATGAGCTAGTTTTACGCGGCCACGGGAGACTAATAGTCGCCGACTTTAACGCGTTGGAAATCCGGATCCTTGCGCACATTACAAAAGTTTTATTCGGGGATTCTCAGCTGGCCGACGACTGCTCCCCCGGCGCCCCAGACCTGCACACAAGTAACGCTAAGAAAATCTTCGGGAAACTCCTTGGGTGGAAAACCAAAGAAGGACATCCGGTAGGCGACCTCCCAGATTACGCGTTTAAATGTGAGGATCCTAAACTAGAAGTTCAGTATTGTGTATACCTCCGAGAGCTCGTGAAAGCGGTATGGTACGGCCTACAGTACGGAAAAGGGGCCTACGGGTTCGGGTCCTCTCTACTAGACGACGCAGGGGCCCCGATTGGAGAAACGCGGGCAGGGGAGATCGTGAATGGTCTACTAACGGCACGACCGGGGATCCGGAAATACCAGAACTGGGTGCGAGAGTTTATTTCAGAATACGAGGGGATTCCGAGCCTTGACGGCCGGTGGTGTGACCTAAGGGACCTCGTTAACGGAGACAAGTGGGCCTTTGAGCGGGCATGGCGCCGAGCTCTCAATTTCCCCATGCAGAGTGGAGGCGCCGCGATAATTGGCGCGTCCATGGTGGCGGTAACAAACGACCCGTGTATCACAAACGAAGAGGACCCGGAGCGGGTATCCGCTAGGCTTGTGCAGCTGATGGAAACCTCTTTTCCGCTGTGTGTGCCGCTTACGGTGTCGGCTCACCTGGGGGTCAACTACGACGAGTGTAAATAGTCACTACCGGTCAAAATGAAATTATTGTGGCCATAAACGGGGTCTAATGGAAACAGTAAGAACGATTAGGAGAGCTATGCTGCTAGCGTTTGGAAAAGAAACAGTGAACTACGTGACCGAGGTCCTTCGCACCGCGGCCGAGGAAAAAAATGCCGTGATGGGCGCCATGGGCTTGGCCGGGGAAGTAGGGGAGTTTGTTGAGCTGATTAAGAAGGACGTATTCCACGGTAAGCCCCCGGCTCCCAAGGCTTTAAAAGAGGAACTGGGTGACATTCTCTGGTATCTGGTGTATTCGGCCGATGCCTGCGGCACTTCATTGGAGGAGATCGCAACCTCTAACGTAGAGAAGCTCCGGGCCCGCTACCCAGCCGGATTTATTGGTAATATAGCCAAAGAGGACGGGGCGTAACTTATATGTCACGCGGTATCCCCTCCATTCACAGAGAAGCGGGTATAGTTGTGTGTTGTGCACAGACGTGGCCAGGCTACCCCGGATGTCCGGAGCTTGTGCAGCTACCGGGGCCCAGAACCTACTGCTTTGACGGCTGTACTTTCGCCGTTACGGATCTCGGTGGCGAGGGTAAAGTGCTGTTGGGTGTACTGGACCTGGCCCGCGCCGATGGCAAGGCCGTGAAGTGGCGCGACGTGGAAAAGGCGTGCTCCTTGCGAGTGATTAAGCCCGTGCCGATTGCCTGGCGGGGGCCCGGAAGAGAGGCGCCAGGGGACCTTCTGGACTCGGCCCCGTACGTAGCTTTCCGCCTTATGGACAGGGGCCCGTGGATGCTGGTACGCTGGGCGGAGGAACCGTTAAACAAAGAAAAGGAAGAGGGGGCATGCGAGGAGACAAAATAAAAATAGTACGGGCCGAGGCCCTCGAGCGGATGATCGGGCTTCTCTTGATTGTTCCCGTGCCGCCTGGAGCCAGGGAGCCGGGGCCGAGTGCTATCATGTACCGGCTCGACGACAGCGGCCGCCTGGGAGGTTACGACCCAAACCGGGGTGAGGGGTGGTCTTGGAGTTACGGTAATCGGGTACCTACTACCGACTGTGTGGGCGCCGTGTGTGCGGCTCTGGGCCTGGATCGCAGGCAGCATGACTCCGATTTCCCGGAGTTCGGCGGGCACCTCAACTGTGAGTCAATTTGGCTCCACGCACGGAATACCAAGATTATTTTCCGAATCCTGGACCCGCGCGAGGCGGCCCCGGGCGACTTGGCCGTTGTTCCCGGTCGTAGGGGCCTCCTTCGCCGAATTCCCGGCCACGTGGAAATGGTATTGCGGCCGGCTACAGGGAACAACCCTCCGCTTCTGTGTGGCAATTCTCCGCGCCACAAGGCGACGGGCCAGGGAATTGGAGTAGGGGCCCCGTGGAGTCCCGCGGTTGAATACGTACGATACCACGGCTTTGACCACGACGAGGCGCACCGTGGTATGTTTCCTTACTTTAGAGGAAGAAATGAGTAGATTCAGCGCGGCCCCGGGCGAAGGCGAGCCGACTGTGACCCTCGTAGAAATCGACGATTACGAGGCCAAGGTGGGCATGTACGCCCTTAGCGTGAAAGCGGCGATACAGCTGGCCAATGAGCTACTCACAGCGGCTATGAAAATCAATGAACAGAGACTAAAAAAGCTCCTTCACAAGATCAACCGACTAGACGATACTAGTGTTGCACTGCCAGCGCTGCCGACCCCAGAGAAACCCGAAGGAGACAACTAATGACCGCCAACGCCGCCCCCGTGCCGTTCACCCGAGAGGAAGTCCAGCTATTAACCGAGGCCGGCCTGGTGTTCTGGGCCATCGAGAAAGAGGCCATCTCGGTTAGCCGTGGCGCCGAAATTCTGGGGCTGACCTTGACCGAATTTAACGCCCATTACACCGAGTATCTGGCCGCTCGTCTGGCCAAAATTGGCCAAACTGTAAAGGACTTCATGCTCGACGGTTTTGCGCCTATCGACTAATGGTTCCGCTTTCGAAATAAAAAGGGCCCACTTCCGGAAGGAGGCGGGCCCTAACATTTTGTTAAGTCCTAATAATTTGTAGAGTACGGCTATTTACGAACGACGCTACTACCGGTGACTCCGCCTAGCAGGCCGGCCAACTTCGCCGCCACCCATTCCAGCGCGGCCTTTAGTTTTCCCGCCACCGCCAGTGCCTTGTCGTCGGCGTCCGTTTTGGTGCGCGGAGCCACGATGGCCAGCGCCGCGTGAATGCCGCCCAAAAGTGCCACGAGGGCCCCTAGTACTATAAACGCAGTACTTCCGATACTTACCAACGTGTCTACACTCATTTCTTTACCCTGTCCTTTTCCTTGTTGTTTTGAGTTCCTTAATGATCTTAATCAAAGAGTCCGCTACCGCGCCGTCCACCCGGGCCCGCGCCAGGTTATCCAGGAGCCCAGTTCTAACGGGGTCCTCCACATTCTCCCTCACCGCGCCTGCAATGGAGTCCCACGGCTTGGTCAGTGCTTCGTGATTAGTTATGTTCGCCACCCGTAACCCGATGGCCCGTAGCTTCTCTGTCCTCTCCGCATCATGAGCCAGCCCGGCTTTGGTGTAGTGCTCGGCCCCGTTGACTTCGATTACCAAGCTCAGAGTCGGCAGCCAGAAATCAGGGAATACGGGCATACCCCAGAGCAGAAACCCCGGAGCATTGGTCCGATACGGGACACCCAGCGCGGCAACCGGCACCTCGAGAATCAGCTCGGATTCGGTGCCTTTGTACAACACCGCCCAACGGCCCAGTAGAGGATTAGGCATTGGCCCCTAGTCGTTTAGTAGATCCACTACACACTTAATCGGCTCAGCGTACGAGTACTGAGTGAATCTGAAACTAGACACCACGATGCCCACGACCTTACCCTCTCCGTTCATTAACGGAGACCCGGAGGCGCCACCATCAGTCTGAGAGGAGAACATAATGTCCCTTTCTCCGTCGATGCCGGTGGTACCCTCACCGCCCTCGAGGCCTCCGTATAGGCCCTCGAATACACCGAAGTGGACCCAATCAAAGCTGGGGTAACCGATGTAGTGTAGTCGGTCGCCAAGTACCAGCGGGGTTGTGTCGAGCAACATGCCGCCCCGGGCCCAGGGCCCGCGGAAGAGTGCGCAGTCCTCCGTCGCTGATTTGGCCGTAACTGTCACTGGGCGCCCTCGCAGCGTATACGCGGCCCCGTCAAAGGTACAGTGACGGGCCGACACCCAGACGTCATGGCCCAGATGCCACGCCGTGCAATGGCCGTCGTCTTCGCCGTCGGCCCCCAGGTCCACGGTCAATTTCGCCACGTGCGACGCCGTTTCGGCGATGGTCGCTCTGCGGTATTCCTGTAGAGAAAGGCAGGAGAAATTATAGGCTAGGCTAATCAGGACTACATACTTCATTCTAGTTGGATCCAGGTTATGGCGGGGCAGGCCCGCAATGCTCGTTTTGCCCGGCCGACGTCCTCGATCCAGACATATAGCGCTTCCGCGTTGTCGCGCGGAATTGCCAGGTATTCATTTATCACCGTCGCTCCCATCCGAGGGGGGTCCGGAATCTCCGGGGACTGACACAGGGGGCCCGGATCCGGCATCGGCGTTTGTTGCGCGCCGCAGGAGGCCAGCAAGCTCATCGTTAGTAGCGTTCTTAACATCGGCTTTGTCCTTCGCTCTTTCGATCTTTTCTCTAACTCGCATGGCCGTTTGAAGCTGGTGCAACCGCTCTAGGGCATCGCTGTACAGCGTGCGAGTGGAGAACAGGGAGAACTCTACATCGCGCCATTTATCTCTGACAGAGAGATAGTGAGCAACGGCGCTCACTATTAGCGTAGTGACAATGGACCCGCCGATAAGATACAAGAGCACCGACACGGCTACTCTCCTTTGTTAGAGTCCCTTGAGTCCTGGCGCCTCCGGGTCTGTGATGGGTCGCCCCGTCGACGGCCCATGTTGACCCCACGCCGGCTGTCCCCGAGCCCTAGCCACTCTTCGATGTGTTCGACGCGAATCGTAAGGTGACTAAGCAACTTTTCCAGCCGCAGCGCGAGCCACACCGCGGCTCCCGCCGTAACGCCGTCCGTAACGTGTTGAATTGTCTCCCACACTTAGGTCGCCGTGACGTTAACGACAATCTGATACAGGATTGATCCGTCTGAGGGTGTATCCGGCGTAAAGGCAGAGTACGTAGGATCCACCACCACGGGGGCCGCTGTGCCGTCCTCAAACAGGACCCCGTCGGTGCCGACCACCTTGTAAGGGAGCCCGAGCTTAGCGCCGGAGCCAACGGAGACGCCCGCGCCGCCCGCAAGGGCCACGGAGTGGTCCAGTTGCGTTACGGTTTTGAAGATCTTAACGCCGGTTTCCGTCCCGGCAACTTCCGCCGGGAATAGCTCGGTGATGACCTCGTCGAACTGATTAGTTCCGTGCAACGTAACCGTACCGCCGTCCCATGACGCCGACTTAACGACGACCAGGTTACGGGGCACGTCGGGGTTAGTGAATCCCTCCGTCGTCGATAGCTCCACGGAATCGTAGAGCGCGTGGATATCATCGGTACCCGTGGCTGCGGGGTCCTCTATTGAAAACAGGCGCCCAACGGCCGATAGAGCATTGCCCGCGCCCCAATCGGTGTCGCCCGTGTCGGTCTTGAACAGCAGGGCCGGCCCGAACGGCCCGATATACAGAACCACGTCGCCGACACTGCCGGGCCTGCCGTCGACCCGAGGGTCATTAGTAGCGGCCCGAATGCTCATTGACGTTTCCCGGCTTCCGTCAACTCCGATTAGTAGGCCACCGGGGGCCGCTACGCTGTCATTGGTTGCCATAGTGAATATCTCCCAGTGCCTTATAGTGTGTCGTCGTATCCGATTACTAATATAGTAGCGTCGTCGTTAGTGTCCGTCACTCGGTATTCTATGATCTGACTGCTATCGGTTCGTACGGGGAAATTGCCCCTAATTGTACCAGCAATCGTGTGATTGGCGTAGACACAGTAAGGGCCGTCCGTAGCCGTGGCCCCGTTGGGGCGAAGCTGCACAGAGTCCACACCCCCGCCCCCCGCTCCAATAAGGTCAATCGCGAGCACGGCGTGTATTGAAGTTGAGGGTACCAACGAGGCTAGGTCAACGTCGGTAAACGAGCCAGCGCTTCCTAGCGATAGAACAGTTAGTACGGACTGGTCTTCGTCATACAGGATACGCCGGGTCATGATCGAGATCAGTTGTTGGTAGAATTTAAGGAAATTGCTACTCCCGTTATTTTTCACCCAACCAACGCGACGTTTGAGCACGTAGCCACTTGGCATTACCGGTGACGTGGCGCTTGTGGACAATAAAGCAGCGGTAGTGCCGTCCAGTTTCCCGATAACCCACACTGAGTACCAAGTGTTGGAGGCCTCGGTACCCGTATCCAGCCCGTTGGCTCCGGAGGTAGTAATATTGGCCGTCTTCGTCGACGCAACGTGTAGGCACCCTAGCCCATTAACGTCGGTTGCAGTGCCCGCCCCGATGGTCACTGTTGCTGCCGTAGCGTAGGCCATAACGCAGCCAGCGAGGTCCGTCGTGGATGGGAAAGAAGAAAGCCAGCCGTTGGCGCCTGCGGCATTCTTTCGGTACAGGCACTCTCCGTTTTGCCCAGAGTACAAAGAGCCAATCGCCGCAGAATCTAGAATGGTAAGGTCATTGGGGCTAGCAGCCTGCCCACGATACAAAGAAAACTCGCCCCCGTTTCCCCCGCAAGCTACGGCCACCGTGGAACCCAAAAACAACGGAGTAGTGGCATCGGGAAAGTCATTGCCGTACACAGTTGGCGGGTTTCCATAGATCCCGTTGGTAATGGAGATTCCGCGCGTAGTACAGCCCGTGCCTCGGTTTCCGCTAATGCGCAGTCTGTCGTTAGATACAGTCCCGCTGGGCTGAAAAATGATCCCGTAATCCAACGAACCCGTTCCGGCGTCGCCCTCGATAATATTATCGCTTATGGTAATGTCGGAGCTTTCGCCTTCGGACGGCCCGATATTGATACCGTAAAACTCATCTACGTCACTGCCCGCATAGATAACATGGTTTCGGTTGCACTGTAAGTGATTACCCACTATGTTAATGGCGGATCCCTCGCCGTACCACCTTATGACGTTATCTTCTACCTTTACCCCGTCTGGAACATAGCCCTCGCTCGAGTCTATGTGCAGCGGCCTCCCCAGCGTCTCCGGCCGGCAATAAATGATGTTTCGAGAGACAGTAACATTCTTATTTGTGCCGACGCTAGTTAGCACGCCTGTAGCGGACGCCGTATTAATAACGTCTAGAATAGTATTGCCGGTTACCTGAACTCGATCCCACTTGTCCCCCTTGATGCGCCCCACGACGAAATTGTCACTAAACACGGACATCTCGTTAAGGTTGGAGCCCGCTGCGGGGTTATTGCCATTCCCGGACAACGTTACTGCCAAACCCCCCTCTTGGGCACCGCTCTTGGGGTTGCTGGAGATGATAATGTTTCGAGAGATTCTCCAATAGCGGGTCTCGCCGTTTCCGGTGGGCTCGAAGTCTATGATTTGGTCCGACGACCCTGTCATAAAGTTATCATAGATTTGAATGTTACTGCTCAGCCGCTGCGCTCCTATGCACGAGCGATAGCCATAGTCCGGGTTGGTCCCTGCGTAGTCGAAACCGTTAAAATAGTTTCCCTGAACAAGAACGTTCTTTGTCTCAAAGATGGCCCCTACCTTGGTCTTGGTCGTTAAAACTCCGGTGGCGGACTTGGCCACGGCCGTGACCGTCTTAAACACCCGCGTGCCCGTAACGGTATCACTCAGCGCCACGGGGAAGTCCTCAGAGATGACCAGATCCTGCAATGAAGTCCCAGTGACGGTTATGTAACCGCCGTCCCAGGAGGCGGGATACGTGACACACAGGCGTTGGGGCTCCAGCGTTGAGTCCTCAATGTACTCAGAAACGTCGCCCGCGGGCTCGTTCGCCGGGATTCCCGCTTGAACTATGGCGCCTTTGTTTAGCCCACCGCGTACATTGATAACGTCGCCTTTGATCAGACCAAAGTAGTTCCCGACGAACTGGACGTTCTCCGTATTTGCAAAGAGGCTGGTGGCCACGAGAAACAGGTGATGCTGTTCCGCGGGGTCCGGATTTAGGATCGGATCCTTCTGCTTAAAATAGAGGTTCGTAACGCGGAGGTTCTTTACGCCGTCTCTGAAATAGAAAAAGTGAGAATCGGCGCCCCCGGCGTCGCCTCCCCAGGTAATGCAGCTGGCCATCCCATCGCCGTCGAGCCACAACCTCGCATTGACCACGGCAGATGCACTTCCGGTTATATTAAGAATATTACGATCGCCCGGTCCGCCGATCGCAAAGTGATAAGGAGAACCGGCTGCGGGAAAATAGATCCGCCCCCCTCCCGCCGCTAGTACCGTTGTAACCAGCGAACGGAACGCGGCCCGATTGTCGGTGATACCGTCGGCAACTAGGCCGTACTCCAATACGTTATAGAAAAGCGAGCTCTCGGACGTGGCCATCTCGGCCCAATCGGTGTCCGTGGCCGACTGTTTAACCAAAACAGTCGCCGTGTCTCCGGTACGATAGACCACAACTTCGCCTTGGTCGTCCGGGCGCCCGTCCCCTACTCGGGGGTCGGTCTCTATGATGCGTATCGGGGAATAGGTCATGGCTTCAACTCCACGGGATTGTCCAACCCATGGCCTGCAACACGGCTTTTACATTAGCGTCGGACCATTCAGCGGCGGATCCAGCAAAGGCCGCACCGAGCAATACGTCCATGGCGCAAGAGTTCACGGTACCAACGGCGCCAAAACCCTTACTTCCGTCCACGGAGTAACTGGCGTACGCAACGGACGCTTTTTCAGCGTCCAGGTAGATTGTATTGTTTGAGTTCGTACGATCGTATCTGTGAACAAACGGCCGGACGCCCCCTGTGACCATGTTGGAGGGAGTATCGGCCGTGGTAGCGCCGTTATGCACGCGTATCTTTGACGCTGCAGTCACCTTACAGCCCAAGATGTCGGTGTTACTAGAGTCGCTCGTGGCGGCCATAACGCATCTGTTGCCCGAAGGCGTGGCCGTTATATCAATAAAAGCCAGCCACAACGACGAGGTTGTCGACGTCACAGGAGCGGCGCCCCCTGTCAATAACGCGTTCTCGCCCGCGGTGTTAGTAAACCGGGTACCCTTACGCGTCCAACCCGATACGGTCTGTTGGTAATCCAACGTTCCACTAACGGTTAGATCAGTACCAACAGTGGCAGTAATGTTGCCAGAGGCGTCCTGAAACGCCCAAGAGTGGGTCAAGGTCTTGGCGCTCACTCCCGCCTTTGCGAAGATAGCGTTCCACTGGGCCTGTGTAATCGGGCAGGCAATGCCCGAAGTGGCGTCGAGCGGGACTTTCTCCACTGCCGCAGGAGTGTTTACCGTCACGGCCATCGCAACGGAGCTCGTGCCTAGGTCCTTGTCCGAACCCGAACTCTTTTGCAAGGCCGGGGAATTAACGGACACCACCAACGGCGCGGCCGCAGTAATCTGAAGGCTCTGCGTGCGTTGCAACGCGTGCCAGATCTCGTGCTGGGGGTCGTGTACGATGCCGTGTCTCATGCCAGCGTTACCACCACCGCGGAGGCGCCCACGAAGGCCGTGTCACCAGAGTTAACCGTGGTAGTGCCGGAGAAAGCGCCGTAGGCCAGGAGGTTGCCGTCGGTGCTGGCGTCAAAGATACCCCAATGAGAAACGTCGCCCCACCCACCCGCTCCGGCGGTGTCGAACGTTACCTGAGCCGACTGAGTAATGGCGCCGTTGGACGGGGCCCCGAACGTAATGGCCTTACGCACGTAGTTGGTCCCGCTAACCTCCGTACCCGAATCGTCATCGGCTGGATTGGAAACGTATAGCGCCAAGTAAACGGTCGCGGGGGACGTGTACGTGGTATTACGAAATACGGCGTTTACTAGCGCGTTCTCAAGATAATTAGACGCTGCGGACATGGGCCCTCACTCTCACTTGTTAGGAACCGTAACGTAGGCGATGAGATTGCCAGCGCCGGAGGAGGGCACGAACTTAAGCCTCTTGTGCCGAGCCTTGGCGCCCGTTGTGTCATCCCGAAACTTTGTGGCCGCGCCCGCGGGGTTGGTCGGGGAGAAGCTGGTGTCCTGAACCCAGGCGGTATCGTCGCCGAGGTAAGGATCGAGGTCATCGGTCATCCACAGAGTCCACGTCCCAGCCAGAGTGCCCGTGGTCATTACAGTGAGCCCGTAGCCGTCGTATCCGTAGAACGCAGAAGAGTAGTAGTTAACCGCGGCGATACCGACGCTGACCGTGTCCGTGGTGCCCGCAACGGTCTCTTTGGAGATTCCCGTCACGCTACGCCATAGCGTCGTGCCGCTGACAGTGGCTCCGGGATTGTCAGCGATTGTTTCCGTTGCGGCCGCACCAAGCGCGTTAATGCCGGTAATAGTGATATCACCGCCTTGCCAGCCCGCAGCAAACGTTGCCGTGACAATGCGGGGCACGTCGACGTCAACAATCGGCCCTGGAAATGCGTTGGCCGCGCTCTCTTGGACAGCAGCGTGGACGTAATCGGTGTCCGTCACAAGAACGGCGCGGCTCCACGCGGTCCGAGGGGCGGAGCTGAAAGTTTCAGTGTTGTATATGGATTTTCTAATCATGGTCTACCTGGAAGTGAGATTCTGAACCATTGTTCCGCCGGTCGGTGGCAACGAACGCGGGGGACGGCCGGGAGGGCCGGAAGGGACGGGGGTTGACGTTGCGGCTCTGTCGCCAAGGTTTCCTGGGATAAACGTTGACTGTAGTGCCGATAAATTCTCCGGGGTCAAGAGGCTATCAAACGGGGCCCGTAGTGTAGTGGACAAGGCCAATACACGGTTGTAAGGAAGTTTACTGAGTTTATCTAAGTTCATGAACACTTCAGTGCGCAGTTCGTTCATGGTGGCCGGCCACTGATCCCAAAGAGCATCAGCAGCGGCGGGACTACCTTCGCCCGCTAACTGTCGCTCTATTGCGGCCCACGGGTCCTGTGAAGCCTCGAGTACCGCTGACAGCGTTTCGATCTGGTCCAGAGACGGGCGCCACTGGGACTTGCCCATGAGCACCGTGAGACCGTTGTCCTTTGGCATCGCCGCGGCCAGCTTTTGCACGGACTGATTAACGTGCCCCGCCAGGCCCTGCGCGAAGGGGAGACCGGTCTCCTGAGAGAGGGGCGCCAGGACCGAATACATAGCATCGGCCGTGGCGGGCAGTATCCGGTAGAGCTCTTCCATTCTACGGAGCGCCAGGTCCTCCTGCGTTCCGGTCTCTTCGTCTCCGCCGAGTAACGGGCGCGACAGTATCGCGGTAAGTGGGGTCGTTTTTGCCAGCCCCGATGCGGCGCTCTCTCCGTACCGAACCACTAGGTCCTTAATCTGTTTCGTAATAGCGGCACGGAACCCTAATATCTCGGCGGCCGCAAAACCCGGACCCCCGATGGCGTAAGCACCTATTGCCCTACCAATACTGCCGATACCGCCAAGCTTGCTATCGGCTAACTTGGAGCCCAATTTTTGAAAAAGCCCGGGACTCTGTTCGGAGACCATGAGAGCGCCATGGAGCCCCGACACCGAAGCAACTAACGAATCCCCGCCCATTCCAGCCGCACGGGCCGCGTCGTCGAGGGACGTCAGGGCCTTTCGTGCCGCCGCGGATTCCGTGGCGCTTAGTCCGTTAAGCATCTCCGCTAGCTGCTGTGGCCGCATCGCCCGGAACTCTGCCATGGTCTTTGGCAGGCTCATGGTGGCCAGTCGCTCGGTCTCGGCACTGAGCTTCCCCGCGAAAGCGAACGGCGTGTGAGTAAACCTTCCGTTACTAGCGGCGCTCAGTAGTTCACTTTGCTTGTCTAGTGCGGCAAAGGCGTCATCCGCCGTCTTGGCCCGAGAAGCGGCGCGAGCGAACCCCTTCGAGGCCTGTAGGACCTCCCGGGCTTCCGGGAACTCCGTGGCCAGCGCGCTACGGACCTCGTCCAATTGTTTGTTGAACGAAGAAACCGTGTCCTTGTACCCAGCGGAGGCCCCCCGGACCCGGAGCAGTGCGTCCTTTTGAGCAAGCTGCAGGTCCCCTAAAGCGGCCTCAATTTGGGGAACCTCTTTGGCCAGCGCCGCGTCCAACTCTCCAGTTTTGCTTGATAGTTCGCCGGCCCGTTTCGCCGCCTGAGAGTATTTAGCGAGGCCCCCCGCCACAACCCCGAGACCCGTACCGATCAGGGCCCCTTTGCCCATGCCGTGTAGTGCCGCCTCGAGGGTAAGTTGATCGTCCGACAGGGCCGCCTTAGATACGACGCCTCCGAGTCCGAATCCGGCCCCTTGTAGTCCGGCGGTAAGGACCATTCCCTTGGTACCGCCCACCGTCGCCCCCAGCGCCTCCGTCGCGCCGATCAGTCGCCCCGCGGGAGTCAGGGCCCTTACCGCTCTGCCCACGCGACCGGCCGTGCCCAGGACGGGTACAAATGCGCCCGTTAGCTCCCCTGCTAAACGCGTACCGGGGTTGATCTGAGCACGCAGCCGAGTAGCCTCGTCGTCCATTGCTTCATCGGCAAACCCGAGCGAGAGGGTAGAGGCCACCCCTTCGCCGAAGGTAAGTACCCTGTTCTCGAGGGAGCTGAACTGTCGTTCGTTAGCGGCGGCCCGTAGGCGCACGTCGGCTTCGGGAAGTGTCTCTTCTCGAACCTGACCGCCCGTCGCCGCTGGCAATAGGGCTTCGTCGATTGAGACGACCTCCCCGGAGGGAAGGACAACGTTTACTTTACGGCCCATGATTTAACGGATAAGACGCGGAATGTTGGCGCCGTACGGCGACGGGGGCTTCTCTCCGGTCCCGTACTCTTGTGGCGCCTCTGTTTTCGTTACACCGGGAAGGGGGCTCGGCCGGGTAAGTCGAAGGGCTTTGGTGAGTTCATCTGGGAAATCTCGCCAGACCTGCAGCGTTCGCCCGGCAAACATGGCCCGGCGGGGCATGGTCTCGTCTTTGGTCGCTTCCACCAAAAATTTAACCGCCTTTTCCTTTTCGACCTCATCAGTACCGACAAGGGCCCGGGCCAGGTGCTCCAACGGAACGGCCCACTCCTCTACGGGTTCTTGTGGCGCCAGAACCTGGCCATTCGGGGTACGAACCGACTGCGGGGGACCCCACGGATTGTCAAGCAGATGACCCGGCCTCTGATAGCCAGAGCGACTGTTGAACTCGGGCTCTTTCTTGTTCACGTGGATAAACGACTTCTCGTATTGTTTTTGCTGTATGGCGCTACCAGGCCATGACAAACCGATAACTTCCGTAAACGGAGTTACCTTTGAAACACCCTGTTGACCCCGTCTGAACTCACCCTTGGCCGCTTCCACGGAAGTAACGACTTGTTTCGGTTTATCCAGAGCCAGTCTGCCCTCAATAACAGCGGATTCGCTAAGGAGGCCCTTCCAAGCGGAGCCGGCGATGGCTTGTTCTTCTGGAGTGGGATCTTCTAGGTAGTTACTGTACTGTGTACTAAACGTCTCACTAGCGTTACGCTTTACCGCGGATAGAACGTTTATGGCGCCGGCCTTATCCAGGAGATTAAGCCACGTGGGAGTCGGAGTATTAGGATCAAGAAACGTGGTTTTCTCGTTATCCGTAAGCGCAGCGCCTAAATTAGCTGAGATTTTTATGGCGTTTGCGAGACGCGACCGGCCAACGTCCACCATTGCGGCGTTTTCGTCGTAGAAGCGTTTAGCTCCCTCGGCCGTAGAAAGCAGGCCGCCCTTTTCTTTATAAAGGTTTTGTAGATCCGTTGCCGCTTGAATCACCTCGGCTTGTTGTCCCGCCGCAACCGAAACCTTGTCTTTAATAGAATCCGTCACCCAGGGCCTAAACTTGCCTACGAGCTTACCGGACCCGTCCAGCGAAAAGATCCCCGGAGGCGCCGCTTGGGCCGCGGCCAGCTGGGCTCGGGCCGCCTCGTCCTGGCGTGCCCGCTCAACGTCTCGAGCCATGGTTAGCTCTTGTTTACGTAGAGCCACTAACGCCATCTGGTGCTGATGAGTATTAAGATCCCTAATTGAAGACTGGTATCTGTCGTGCCAAGACAGACTTAGTTCCGACATCGCCTTAGCGTACTCTCCCTTAAGGCCCGCTATTACTTCGGCACCTTGCGCCAGGGCCAGTTGAGAGTTCCATTTAGCAGCCTGAACTTCCATTTCCGTAGTGGCCTGCGCCATTGTTAAAAGACGAAGCCGCTCTCTAGCGTCCGATTCATCGTGCGCATCCTGTCGCGCCATGTCCCACAGGGTCTTCTCGCTGTCGAGTAGCCGCTCACCCCGCTGGATCTTTTCCATCTGGTTATTAACATAGCGATCGGTCCAATTGTTGATCATTCCCACAACATCGGGGGCCCGGACGCCCAGCGCTCCCAGGAAATACTGGGAGAACACCGCTAGGCTCAGCCCCGCCGCTTCTACCGGCGTAAAGTTCAATGTGGGGTCAACGGTGGCCGCCCTAACCGCGGCGACACTCTGCTCGAACCGTCCGCGGGCCCCCTGAACGAGTGCCTGGGCCTTTTCATCGGCCGCCCTATTCTCTTCAATAAACCGGGCCTCGAGGCGCGCTCGTGCGTCCAACAGTGCCGACTGATTTTGTTTGGCCAGCGCATCTATTTCAGCGGTTCGTTTAACCGCTTCTGCTTTATCAAGGGTAGCAGCGCCTAGTCTTGCTTGATCCGCGGCCAGTGCCCCGGCAATTCGGTTTTCAATAACCGCCTCTGCCGGTCGTCGTCTACCCTGCTCTGCTCTGAAAAGCTGCTCCGCTACCGCAGGGTCGTATCCGCTGGTCGAAACTGACAGGCGTTCCCCTGGAGCAATAGAAAGAGGGGACGGCCCGGAGGGCGCCATGGGGGAGACGGCAGGAGGAGAGGGAAGGGAGGGGAGGGGAGCCGTAGACGGTGCGCCAGGAGCGACAGGAGCGACAGGAGCGACAGGAGTAGAAACAGGAAGAGGGGCGGATCGGGGCGGATAGGGCTGTGGCACAACCGAAAGGAGGGGAACTGGACCGGGAGCGGGGCCCGCCGGGGCCAGAGTACCCACAGGGTCTTGGCCGGTCTCGTCGACGGGAAGGCCCGTTATGGGGTCGATGTACACCGGCACTCTAGTACCCCTTGTACAGCTGGGCCACCGCAGGTGAAGGAGCGGTAGAGCTTGTGCGCGCAGGGTTCTGGAATTGCCTGCTCTGGTTGCCCCCGGTACCAGCGTAGTCGGCCATGTATTTATTAAGAGGGTGAGGAGTCCACGGGGTCCATGCGCTAGGGGCCTGGGCCCCTTGCGGGGGAGGGGGTCCAAGCGGGCCGGGGTTACCGGGGTTTTGGTACGGACCCCGGGCGTTCCGCTGCATGCGGAACGCTTGCATTAACCAATTTAGGAGCTCTGGGCTCATTAGGATCCTCGCAAAAAAGCCACGGTATCCAACACGCGCCGCAGCTTAATGGCCAACCACGTACCCACGCCGTTACCGGCTATCTCGGGAATTAGCAGCCACGGGTCCGCTACGTACACAATCGTTGAAAACCCAACAAAACCAGCGCCGATCATCGACGCCATTACCGACTGCGTTACATTGTCTTTCTCTAGGGCCGTTATTGTCCAGACCCATATAATGTCCAGAGCAACGGTAACTAAAAAGACGAGTAACCACAACACTAATCCGCTTAATAACCCCAGTTGGGGCCGGGGCCGGGCATGTAATTGGGCTGTGCAGCGTTGACGTAGTAACCAGGGGAAGCCGGCATTGGCGGGACATAGCTGGGCAGAACCGGAGCAGGAGCAGGCGTTTCCGGAGCCGGCCGACCCGCCGCGCTACGGTTTATCACCTCACCCAAAGCGCCCATTCCGCCGGCCAACATAGCAGAACCAAGACCGGGCTGTTGCTGCTCGCTCATTGCCAGCTGTAGTGCCTGCAGCCGGGCCCGATCATTTAGCCCCATCATCTGCAACTGAGCATCAAGCCTGGCCAAAGCGAACTGATTAGCGGCCGCGGCATTGAACCGGCCCATGGCCTCGTCGGCCCCTCGGGCCCCGCCAATAACCCCGCCCAGCTGGCCCAGGGCCCCTAGCTGCTCCTGCGCCCGCATCATTCCGGTATCACGGGCCCCTTGTGCCTGGATAGCGGCCATCTGATTAGCCGCATTTCGATAGGCGGCTCCTGCACCGATCCCCGACCCGGCTGCCCCCGCGGCCATAGAAGCCTGGGCCCCCGTGGAACGGTCAATTGCCTCTCGCATTTGCTGCGCGGCGAGGGAGGGACCCTGCCCACGCGACAACGCCTCGAGCTGAGCGATCAACGCCGCCTGGTTCGATCGGAAATCGGAGTACTGACCCCGCTCGGCTTCCCCCAACGCCTGATCAAAGCCCCCGCGCTGGCGCCACTCCTCCTCCATCCGCTCCAGCTGATCGGCGTAGCTGTCTCCTCCGCCAAAGGCCCCGGTAAAGAAACCAGTGAGCCCCCCAAGACCCGCGCCAATTACCGTACCCCACGGACCAAAAGCACTACCAGCGGCGGCGCCGGTAGCGGCCCCGCCCAAAGCCCCTTGGGCCCCCTGTGAATAATCCGCCATGGTGGTTTCCTTATCTAGCGCAGGTTACAACGGGAAAAGTGCGAATCGGTACCCGGGATAATCCGGTCCTGGCGCCGATCTCAAACGACGCCTCGTGTGGCTCAAAAGTATCAGTGTGTGACCCGCCGTCGCTGAACCGGACCCGCACGGTGCTCATGGGCCTACGACGTAGGGCCTTGTCGAATCTGTACGGCCCCGGCTGACCAACAGAATTAAATGTCTGGACTAGCGCCGTTACTTCGGAGACCGGAGAGAGCGCCAGATCATGAGAGGCGTCCCACTCAATGTACTCTTCCCACATCCTGGAGCCGTCGTAGTAGACCCACACACGGAGTTTATGTGGACCCTTGGCGATACCCGTGAGCCCAATGCGGTGAACGACGTTATTGCCGCTGGCCAACTCGCCGGGACGAATTTCCCACGTGGTGAAGGTCAAAGCGAAATGCGCGCCCCCGTCGTCGGTGGCCGTAGAGTCTTCGATGAGTACATCGCCGTTGGGGCCAACCAAAACGGCGCCATCGTTAACCCGAGCAACCCCCGCGGCGGGAAGCCCGGTCCACACGGCCCAGCGCCCGTGCCACCCCGCCTCCTGTGTGGCGGTAAAATCCCAGAGCAGCGCTCTACCCTCAGCAGTGTACCAGCGATACTCTCGTTTGGTGGGAATGGCAATAACGCCCGTGGGCCGCAGTGTAGACGCCAGAGGCTCCACCGGAGCACCGATATCAACGATCTGAAGCCCCGTGGTGAGGAGGCGGGGGCCGCCGCGTGCCCAGAAAATAACCCCGGGGTCTCCGGTAATCGTCACGTCGTAAAGAGCCCCGTCGTTTACGGGAATCGGGGTCGGCAAAGAAAAACTGCCGTTACCCAAATTGTCCGGGCCCGGACCGCCGACGAGGAAGATGCGATCGCCTTGTAGAATCACCAACGCGTCATTGAGGTGCGCTAGCGACACGATCTTGCCGTTAGCAGCGTCAACAATGTACGTTCCCACCAGATCGTTCCAACCCACCCCTTCGCCGTATTCCTTCAGCTTAGTGAACGCCACGATTCCGTGGGGAATGGCGCCGCCAAACAGCCACAAGCGACTACCACTAACGATGATTCCTTCGCATCCCGGAGGAGCGATCTCTTCGAGCTCCGCGGGGGCCCCGATGGCCGGGTTATGGGGGTCGATGGGTCGGCCCACTAACTCCACGTCCGCGTAGATGTCCACAAAGGAAATGCCGCGAGAACTAAACGTGTTGCCTTGGACTCTGCCCACTAGGCGGAACGTGGTACCGGCCGTTTCTCCGTCATTACGATAGATCTCAAAGAACACCTCTTCAAGGGGCTTAGTCGTAAACGGCATGGCCGTAAAGTACACGGTCAACGTATCGTCACCGGCCTCGACGATGTGGGGCCCAGATGTCGCGGCGGGAGAGCGAAACAGTTCCCCGCTGGCGTTTCTCCAACACGCGTACACCCGATAATAATAATTATTGGCCGGGACCATCCCGCCCTCGGCCGTGTTTGACGAAATTGCCGAATACACCCCAGGAAACTGCGTCCACCCCGCTTCGACAAACGAGTGCCCATCGTAGGTCTGAACTATGGCGCCGGCCGTATACAGCGCGTTCCCCATCCGGGCCCAACGGAGCTCCGGTAAGAAATCTACATCAACCAGACTAACTTGCGCGGCGTTATCGGGGGCGGTTTGTTCGTCCGCGTGCTGAAGAACACAGTACCACTTTGACGTGGTGGGAGAGTTAGCCGCTCCGTAGTTACTATAAAGAGGGTCGGGCAATACTGAGTTGATGTGCGATCCCGTCGCGGCAAAAGCCTCACCCGGCGCCAGGTACCCGGCCATGACCGACTGCCCTGCCCCGCCCACTAGATGGTATGTGTCCTGAACATCGGGGCCTGAAGGTTCAGAGACCAGCCAACAGAACGTTTCCTCTCCAACTCGCCACGCACGTGTACGAATGTCCGCGTCGTAATACACCCGCTTGTCGTTGTCATCGACAAAGCCGTTTTGATATTTCCCGACGGTAACGTGGTGGTCCACGCCCTCGTCCGCCACGATAGACGCGTAGGCAACAAACACCGGGTCCTGTCCATTGGTGATGTCCACCCAGCGAGAAGCGATCGTGCAACGCACGCAGGTCTCGGGGTCCAGCTCGTCTCTGTCCATGAACGCAGAACCGTCCGCGGTGAGGGCTTCAACGCTAGTAGTGGCCGCTTCCGCGTACACCACGCCGATAATCCCGGAAGGATCCACCGTTACGCCAAAGGCCCCGGACGGCGTACCACCCAGTTGCAGCGAATCGCCGGGGGTCATGAACGCGCCGTAGGTACTGCTACCGACGTAGTAAGCCGCCTTTATGGCGGCGCCATCTCGCCATGCCAACAAGTAAAAAGACGCGTTTATATAGGCTATGTCAAAATCCCCATCACATACCCCGACAAGTGAGGTCAGCACCCAATCGTGTGGCGTGGCTTCGTATGCGGAGGTTTTGACCAGGTTCCCGAGACCGTCCAGGAAGAAGACGACGAATCGGTTATCCGAGTAAATAGCGCGACAAGCGGTTACATTGCTTTCGTCGCTGTCAATGTTCCCTCGGTAAACAATGGCGCCGGTCTCCCTGGAAATAACCGTGGCCTGCACTCCCCCGTTAAAAGGAGACACGAACAGGCGGTATTTCTTTCCCAGGGCACTGTCACTGGACGAGGGGCCGTCTTCGTCGAATAAGGGCGTTACTCTCGCCGTGGGCGAATAGGCCGGAATGCCGCCGGGATACGGGCGGAGGTCACTGAGGTCACGACGCCAAAACGGGCTTTCGCCGAACCAGCGGGACGTCTGAGCGTTGACGGGATTAACCAGGAGACGGTCACCGGTCCACGCCACCGTCTGGTCACCCAGTACCATGACGCCTTTACCCTGATACGCTGTCGGATATCGTTCGTCCGACTTGAGCATGCCCCAGCCATAGGCCCAGTTGTCGTATCCGCGTACGAATTTGGGGTCCAGCTGAGCAGCGCCCCCGTCGCGTAGTCGCTTTCTTACGTGCCCGTTTCGGCGGGCAAAGACCCGCTCGTCCCTCCACGCCGCGTTCTCTAACTGTGTCAACGCCGTAAGTGACTTAGTCTTCGGCGATACCCTAAGGTCAACACCAGAGGCGCCAAGGGGCACACCGAGAGGGGCAATTACCTGCCCGTCGGCCTCTTGCGTGCTGTGTTTGGGAGCGCTCATGCCCGATTACGGCCTGTCGTGGAGAATGGACACGGGGCCAACTATGAACCCCTGCGCCGCGGGGGCGGTAAAGCTGACGCTTAGAGCGTGGCCGGTTAGAAACGTAAAGTTTGTAATATCGAACGTATATAGTGTCGGGGTGGCGGTAATTCCTTGTGTAGCCGAGTACAACGACGAATACCCCGAAGCATTAACGTATCCAATGTTGACCGTACAGGTGTCCGTACCGCCGACGCACGACAACACCGCCTTTGCGGTGAGTACTCGTTCGCCTACCAGGACGGGCAAGGGAACTCTGATCACACGCGTGGCGTCTAGGAGCACACCGCCGGGCGTGTTACTGCCAATGCTAGCAGTATCGATATCAGCCTTCATCCCTATGTTTGGAAGGACAACGGTCTCATAGACCTTCTCGCGATGAACGTCGGAAGCCCCCTCGAGAATAACGCTGGAGTCGTCCAGGGTTATGGCGCCGTCTTCGATGCTAAGAGTGCTGAACCCTCCGGATGACGTTAGAACCCCGGTATCGAACGGTAGAACTACGTTCACTGCCGTGAGCGTATTATTAAAGGTGTTAGTGCCGGTCCACGTCTGATTAGACGACACGGTACTGCCAACAACACCAGATGGATACAGTCGACCGGCGGAATCCCAAATGGTCAAAGCGGTACCGCTGGCCGGAGGCTCGTTAATTGATAGGGTCGGGCCGGTGTCCACTGCGGCATCGCAGGCCAGGCGCACTAGGCCGGACGCGCCCCGCAGAACTACGTCATCAACCTCAATATCAGCGTAGACTCCGGGCTCTTCCGTAAAGATATAGATTCCGTCGGTATCAACGTAGGTCACCGCGGCAGGATTGGGCGAGCCGTAATCCCCTCCGATACCGCCGAGGCTAGCGGCATCCAATTGGCCGTCGAGAGTGACCCTTACGGCACCGGCCGCTGTAACCAGATACCATTCGTTCTGCGAGTAGATAGCCGAGCCAGCGCCAAAGTCGTCGGGATCCGGCACGGGGTCCAGTACCAGGGCAGAGACCCCGACCGCTTGCCAACCGTTGAAGTCCAGATCGCCGTTAATGTCGATCTCTGCCGCAACAACCTTGGCCTCGAGATCCGTCTCAATGATCTGAAGGTCCTCAGCGATCTTCGCCATTGCGTCCGATACGGAATCTGACTGTAGCGGAAGGTCAATATCTAGCGGTTGGCCGGGCATTTTATTCCTGATTGTTTAGAATACATATAGCGTGGCGTTGCCCGCGCCGCTCGACTGAACCCACAGGCCGGCCTCTCCGGCCGGCGCAACAGCGTCGCGTACCACAATATGCGCGGATCGTTTAATGGTGAGGTATCCAACCGGCGTTCGCTGTAGACCATGCCGCACTGGTACCGGAGTATCGGCACCGGTAAACGTGAGCTCAACCACGCGCCCAAACAAAATGGGCTCGGCAACTACCGTTTGTAAGAGACCCCGAAGCTCCATAACGACTCGATCAGTTACCGCGTCGGCAAGCCTTCGTAACGGGGGGAGGTTAACACTCATCGCCAATACCAGCCGGACCGATCCCAGACACTCAGAGAGAGGCCGGAATCTTGCCCGCGGGGCATCCACCCGCGCGTGCGCCAATCAACGTTACGCACGCGGAGCCCGTCCTGCGCGAGTCGACCCGACGCAGCAAAAGACAACTCCTCGTCCGTTTCTCTGATTAACTGATCGATTGAGGAAGATCGGCCGCCCCCACGAATTAGGGCCCTACGAGCCGCACCCAGCGCCAGCCTGTTGGCAGCCACGGCCGGGATGTGCAATACGTCAGTCTCCCCCGCCTCTATTTCCTCTGTAACGAGAACAGGGGGCTCGACAATATAACTCACTACGTAGGTACCGCTACTGGGAGCGGGCTGCAACGTAACGGTGATTCCGCCCGTGGCGCCTGGGGCCGCTGTCCAATTCATTGCCGTACCCGTGTCAGAGGCGAGGGCCTGGTGGGCCCGACCCAGCGATGCCTGTGCCTGTCGTAGGACCCTCTTACTGGTCCCGACCGCCTCCGTCACCATGACAATGACCTCAGCGTCGTCGATATCGTGAGACGGAAGGTCCATTGTCTCACTAACGACGGCGGGCTCCATTACTCCGTCGCGCAGTAACCTTGTGTAGAGCTGGCGGTACTCCGCATTGAGCCAACGGAGCCAGTTATCATCGCCAATCCACCCTTGGACGGCGTCGTGATCGTCATGTACAAGGCTCTTTGCCTCGGCGATTAGATCTGTTACGAGAGTTAGCATCTAAATAAACCTCGAAACACTAAGTTGGCCTCAATCGGGGCCCCGACCGCCACAGGGCCGGGACCCCTGTTCAAGCCACGGACCGCTACACAGCGTCGGCGCGACTGGAGGTCTCGGGCCCCTCCAATGTCACACTGACCCACGTATTGTCCTCTGGCGTCCCCACAGCAGGTGCCCCTGCTCCGTTGGCCACCATCGTCGCAATCACTACCTGCCGATTGGCCGTGTCAATGGCCAACCCTGGCACGTAACCAACACTCGGGAGCGTTCCCGACGTTGGCGAGGAGTCCGGACCGTGCTGCGTAACGTGGGCGGAAGTCAGCTGCTGTGGCAGCGGGCCTCGCGCGAAAGTCGCGGTGTATACCCCCGCGGCCGACGCAACGACCGAGGAAACATACGTGCCCCGCTCTTGCCGAATTGCGTCCGGGTCATTACCTGCGTTGGTCAGAAAGCTAAACGACAAACGGACGCGTTTAGTCGCGTGCTCCCTTACCCCTGTTCTATTTGCACCCATAATTGCCTCCTTAATTTAACCGGTTAAGGTTAGGCGGTTGGTGCGGTTCCGTTGGCAATAGGATGATTGCACATCGGATGGATCCAGGCACGGAAACGGGCTTCGACACCGTCTCCTGCCGTGTTATTGCCGGACGGCGACGTCGGCGCCAAACGCTGGAAAACTTTCCCATCGTCGTCGATGACGTGCGGGATCGGCTTGAGGTGGTGCAGGGTCCAGGTGCTCCAGTCAATGAAGTACATACGACCATCCCGGAGAACCGGAATGGCGATGCAATCGACAAGACCCCACATCGTACGGACCTGCAACGACTCGGTACCGAAGAGCTGAGAGGCGTTGGGATTACGAATAATCTCGCCCTCAAGCTCCTCCTCGAGGAGATACCAATCACCAGGGGACAGACACACGGTGAACTGTGCCCGCGTACGATTAACGTACCGGCCCATCACCATGAACGAGTATTTAATGGTCTGCTTAATCGATCCCTTGTAAGGGAACCTCCAACCGGACAAGTAAGGGCCCTGGTTGTAACGATTAACGCCCAAGAAAGAATCAGAGGAGCCCGGGTCCGTGGCCGGAACAAAAGCCGTGATTCCCGGGAAGGACCGCCCACCGACGGAGCCGACGCCCGTACGGTCACCGCGAACGAACAGGTAGTCCCCGGCGGCCATTGCGGTACCCGCGCCCGACTGTAGGACCTGGATGGTGCCAGCGATCGGATCTACGATGCCCGTGACCTTGAGGACCTGGTCCGCGCGAGCGGTCGTAGCGGCCGTAGCGCGAGTGCTAAACGCCTCGAGCCACATGCCCACCTTGAAGTTATACACATCGCTCGGATTTTCTAGTGTGAGGACCAACGTGTTGCCGTCACCCTCGGTACCAGAAATACCGGAAGCGGCGATCTGCCCAAGGTCGTCGTACTGGTCACTCCACAGCTTCTTTTCAATTCGCTCCAGGAGAATGTCGTCCTGGTCGTCCATCTCGGCCGCTTTCACGTCGAGAAGGGTGCCCACAGGAGACTGCGCCAGGAGCTGACCCTCAATGGTCAGCCGCGCGTACATCACAACCGGCCCGGAGACCGTAAACTTGTGGGGGACGCTGGCGCTCTCATCGGCCATCGCACTGGTGAAATCGTGCGAACCGGAGTAGCGCTGATGGGCCTTGATCGTAACAGTGAACGCTGAGTTCTTCAGCATTTCACTCTCCGTTTTCATCATTCGGAGAGTGGGATTGCGCTTCAGCGATTCCGCCTGGCGCTCTGGCATCGACTGGCGTTGATAGAAATAATCAACCATCGCTGCCGCAGTAGTAGTTGCGGACATAGTTTACCTTTACGACTCTGATTAAGGAGTCTTAGAATACTTTGCTTTAAGTTCGGCGCGCATTTCGGCCTCAGACTGTAGCCAAGTCTTCGGGCCCGTGTTGCGCGGTGCTCCACCACGGAGCGCGGTCGCGGTCATGGCAGGGACGTCATTCTTTTCCTGCGTATCTGGCTCTGGGCTCTTTTTTGTCTTGTCCATAAAGAAAGCGGCCGCTTCGGCTAGATCGGCTTCCACCCTCTGCATAACTTCATCCGGTGACAAGGAATCGGATAAAGCCGCGACGGACCGCAGACGCTTATTGATAGCGTCCGCGTTCGCCGCTCGTGCTCGTACCAGGTGGGGGTATTTCGTGGCTTCGGCCCCGGTAACGGATTTCTCTAGGCTCTCGTGGTAATCCCGACGACGAATCTCCTTTGAGAGCTCGTCCAATCGGGCAGTAAGTGCAGAAACTTCGGCGCCAACCGCCCCCGTGTATCGAGAGGCGTTAACCGACGCGGCAATGTCTGGCGCTACTTTGTCGGGGCCCATCGTTTTATAAACCAGGTGGCGCGCAACGTGCTCTTCGGGGACCCCCAGCTTCGCCAGAGCGGCGACGGGATCCGCGTAGAATTCACGCGCGCTAACGACAGACGCGGGCCCGGGCCGTGGCGCCTCTTCGCTCTGTGCCCGCTTCGCCTTTCGGAGCTCCGCTAGCTCCGCGTCCATGGAGGCCAACCGAGCGAGCAATGTCGCGTCGGGCCCCGGGGCTAGAGCTGGAGTAGGAACGGTAGTAGGAGCAGGAACAGGAGCAGGAGCAGGAACGGAATCCCCTGTCGAAGCGCCCTCATCGTTGGGCGCTTGTACAACAACGTCGGCCGCCGCGCGCTCATAGATACTCAACTCTCGCCCACTAGAAGGGGCCGGTGCTGCGGTTTCTTGTGCAGCGGTGTCTCCGTATTTGGCCGCAATGGCCTCCCGTAACGCCGCTTCCTTCGCTTTCAATTCAGGACTCTTTTCGTTCTTTATTGCCATGTTCGTTCTTAGCCCAAAGGTCTACCGCCCATTGCCGGCATGGGCGGGCCGGGCATGGGAGAGCCGCCCAAAGGAGGCGGCATAATTCCAGCTGTGTTTGGTGTGGCCAGCAGCGGCCCCGCGGATGGCGGCTGTGTAACGGGGTTTACAATGGCCAGCGCCGCACGGAGACCCTGACGATGGAGCGTCATAGCCGTGGCTAGCTCTTTCTGTCCCTGAGAGCCGTCACCCTCGAGCTGAGACAGCTCGAGATAGTTGGCTTGCACGCGCGGAATGAAATATACGAGGTTCATAATGGGATCCGGCTGATGCCAGCGCCCCTCCTCGTACTCTTCGATTAGCCAGTCCACGTGCCTACAACCGGCCGCTTCCGCCGCTTCGATGGCCCGGACATCCGGGGGATCGACGAACTCTTTATCGTAGGAGCGGTCAGTCCGACCCGTAGCGAATCTGTCTTCCAGGACCTGCCGGTGAATCGCCGGGGACTCCCTGCTAGCGGGAAGGGGCTCAACGCCCCAGGTGTAGTGCTCGTCCTCGAGAATGTCGGAGACCTCGGACCAGCGGATGGTCTCAGTGCGAATACCAGACAGCCGCACGGTGGTGGCGTGATCTCCCCCTGAGCGCGCCATGGTCCGAATCATCAGCCGCATAAGGCCAATGCGCATGCGCTCGTATTCGATCCAGAGTGGCAGGAACCGCTGGTCTTCCATCGCCCTTGCCTCTCTCACAGCCGCAGACGAATCAAGGCGTACACCTGCGGGAAGTACCGCCTGAGAAGTCATGGCCGAGGTACCAAAAAAGCGCAAGAACGCGTTGCCGTTGCGCTCGCGTTCCGCGTAGAGGTCATTAATCGCCGTGGTCCACGAGAATGCCTCGGGCTTGACCCCCGTGTACTGCCAGATACGCGCCGCGACGTTATCCGCTGCTTGCTGATCGAATTTAGATCCGGCATGAACCAAGAGGCGCGGCCGACAACAATAGTCTTGTGCGTCCCGAATTACCTCGGACAGCTCGTTCTGGCGAAGCTGATAGGGAATCGCGAGTTCAACACCGGAACGCCCCAGGGTGCCCGTGACATTTCCGGGACCGGCCCAGTCTCCGGTGACAACGCCCGATTCGGGGTCGGTCCAAGGCTCCTCTTTCAGAATGTGACCCGGGGTGGCCACCATGTGCCACCCGCCCTTACCGTCGCAACCGGGGAGGCGCCAGGCCTCAACAACCGGAACGTAGTCGGCGCTGTGCCGACGATAGTCCGCGTAATTTCGCCCCTCGTCCGGTTTAAGCACGACCTTATAGGCCGACTCAACAATCCGCCGGGGAACCATCATTCTGATTCTGTGAGTCAGGGGCTCAGCCCTATTGGCGCTTTCAGTATTATCTACGATGTAGTTATTAAAGAACACCGAAGAGACTTCGAGCTTGCCTGACTGCTTATTGTAGTCGGCCCGAACAACCCCTTTGCCGTTTGTGTACATGTCCAAGAAAGACTGTGCACACTTCCGCTCACACTCTAACTGACGCCACACTCCGCGGCACCAGCGATTGAGCTTACGAACTATCCGCCTGGTCTCAAACGACGAACCCACGGGGACTGCCGTGGGTTGCAGAGGGGAGGACATGGCGCGGGCTAGCATTACCTCACCGCCCATCAGCACAAAATTCTCAGTGGTCAGGTTAGCCGGGGTCAACTCCTGGACCCGGGGCGCCCCGGTGCCCCAGTTAAACCCGGGCTGCTCGCGATTGGTAAGCAGAGTCGCGTTCCAGAGGCCCATTTCGTGCCACGCACGCTGGCGATTCTCCACGGCAGCGCACTCGTCGACGCAGTCGGTGGCGCGCAGAGCGTCGGCGTCAGCTTTGGAATAACCGGTAGCAGCCGCGCTCTTTTCCCACCAACGAACAGGAGAGCTCATTGCTTATCCTCGGGCCAAAGCGGGCGGCCCCCGGGAAACAGCCGGCGATAGGGGTCATCGCCGAAGTCAGTAACACGGCCGGTGACCGGAGAAACGGACGGAGGCGAGACCAGTGAGGGCTGTGCGGTAGAAAACGACGGAAGAGAGGGCATAACCGGAAGCGCGAGCTCCACGGCGCCGACTTTGGCGTAGGAAACGCCGTTAGCCTTAAGGAGCGCTATCAGCTCCTCGACGTAATCAAGTGATACGTGTCCGTCGCCCATTAGTTTCCCCGCAGAAACCCGGGGATGCCGGGAGGAGCGCTTCCCCACTTTAGATCCGTCGATAGTGGGCCCTGACGCAGACCCCGACGAGAGTCCTCCAACCGGGTCCGGCGCCTCGCCTGCTCCAGCGCTCTTGCCTCTTGCCATATCGTGTATTCCGTTGTCCCTTGAATCGGAATGGCCTCAATCGTCGGCCGCGAAAAATGATGCATGGCCCCGCGCCACATGTACAAAAAGGCGTCGGTGAGGTCGTTGGCACAGGCCGGATCCTCCGTGAGCCTTCCCGTCTTTGCCAACGTTGTGAGGGCGCCTTTACTCAGATTCCACTGTACGCTCTGCAACTGCCCCTCTAACTCGGACCCCGGAATAATCTTGATTCGCCCACGACAGAAATCGCTATTTAGCAACTCTATGTGGTCGTTCTTTTCGGTCTTAGAGGCCTTCTCGATTGGAATGCCTTTGTGTAAGAGCATCTCCACGAGCATTTTGCCGAGTCCTCCCGCGTCACCAAACACTACCTCCGGGGCCCCGAAGCGACTAATTGCCTCGTTGACCATGTCACAAACGTCGTCTGGCAAGAGGTGAGTGTGCTTCTCATCATGCACATGGTACAACTGCCCATCGGTATCGGACCACGCGCCCACCACGAGCGCCGTCGCGTCCATGAACCCTAGGTCCAGCCCCATGATTAAGTGCCATTTACGGCCCTGAGGGAGCCCTGTTGGGTTGGCTACGGACCGCGTTGGACTCCAGTTAACAAGCCCCGAGTCCTTTTCTTTGACCTCTTGGTACTTATAGACGAGGCCCTCACCGGACGGGAGCCACTGACCCTCGTACTCGCGAAGCCAGGAGGGCGAATCGGGTGCCCACCCCTTCCGATCCATCTCCTCGAGAGCCCACTCCCACTGATCCGGCCGCGCCAGATTGTCTCTAGTGTGCCACTGGTGAAACGACCAGAGAATCCTCTTATTCCGCTTCCAGGGATCATCCGTGCCATAAGGCAACAGAGCGGGTAGGTCCAGGACCTCGCCGTTAACTTTGAACGGGCGACGGGCCTGTGGATTCGTTGCGTGATAAAATTCGCCAGCATTAATGGCGCCAGGAGTACCGATCAGAATCAGTCGGCCCTTACGACTCATCAGCATAGGGCGGAGAATTTCATCGATTAGTTCGCATAAAATCGCCGGTGCGAACGATTTACACTCATCAATGATAACAACGTCCGCCTCAATTCCGCGGATATAATCCAACATCTCGCGAGACTCTGCTCCGAGCAGGTAGCCCACGGAGCCGTTCTGGTGGGTCCACCTAAGGTCGGCCGAGTTGAACTCGAGGCCGAGTCCAAAGGTCCGGTCCATCGCGGGAACGCCGGACGGGGAACCAAACCACCAGTTGCGCTTAAGGTGCTTGAGCGTAAGTGAGATAACGAGGGTAATCGAATGCGGGCGCGCTTCGCCGGTGATACAGGCCAGGGAAGCGGCACCAAAGGTCTTCCCACCTCGGCGGCCGCAGATGACACTAACAAGAGGGTTTGAGTCAAGGATTACCCGCTTGGCGTTTGGGTTTTGCGCCTCAAAGAGTCGTTTGGCCCGGGCCTTACACTCGTCGACAACGCTCTGATCCGCCGCCTTACGAAAAGTGTCCCCGTAAATGGCCACGTCGAACGCGGCCGCTGGCAACTTCGATACGGACACTAGCGCGATCTGCCGCGCGGCGCGGGCCGCTGAGAGGCCGGAGAAACCACTGGGCGACGCTGGCTAAGGGCCCTGTGGAGCTCCTGAGCCTCGGTCATTTCGCGAAGCAGGCGGTTGTTGTGCCCCCGCAGCTTCCGCAACATCGCGGTCTCTTTTGTTTTTGGCGTCGGCAAGATCTTTATCTTTGTCTAAAGAGTGCTTTTGGAACGTCGACAGTCGAGCGGGAACCGGGTCCCAGGTGTGGCCCAGCTTAAGAAGCAGACTAGAAGCGGGGGTTCTAAACGTGAACCTGCGGGGCGTCGGGGCCCTCCGAGACAGGAGCTCCTTAGCGAGACCCAGACCCCGAGCGTTACGCTTCACGTACAGGTAGTGGAGAATGTCCGGGTCTTCGATAACGATATACGCCAGGACCCTACGAACGCCCTCGGCCGGCACCACAACGGACACTGAGGCGCCACGAACCAAGAGGCCATTGATTGAGTCTCGGTACGCGGCCTGGTAGCACTCATTGTTCACGCAGCCGGCCCATGGGGAGTCTCGGAAGCTACGGGCCCACGAGTCGACGACAAAGGGGATCTCCTCGGGGCGGGCCGGAACCACGTAAAAGCCGTCCATCGTCCTGCCTCCTGTCTATCCCCCCAGGAGGGTAGCTAGGTCATCGGTAACCGGTTTGACCGGGTCGTACGCGGTCGTCGCCTCTATCAGCTTCGACCCGGCCACCCACGCACCGCCCGGCAGCCTCGCGTTGTATTCGTCGTACAGTCGGCGAATAACCTTTAGGCACTGCTCGCGGGGTAGGGCCGAGATTCGCGCCATGGCCCCCTCGACGACCTGAGCCGGAGTAAGAGAGGCGCCAAACTTTTGGGCCGCAGCGAGCCACCTAATTTTCAAATCGCCCAGCTTTTCGACCGTGCGAGTCAGGTTCGCCAGCTTGTTCATGTCCTCGCTGGTGATAAACTTCTGAGCGGCGCCGGCCCCCTGAGTGATCTCGTTCGCCAGGGTCTGCTGTTGGTACTCGACCAGCCGGATTTGCTGATCGATGATCGGCTCCATGTCCCCGCCTAGGGCCCTGAGCCTCCGTTGTGCCGCCCTCTCCCGTGTGGCCCGGTCCTGCGCTTGTGCGTAGCGATCCTGGGCCTTGGCTCGTCTGAGGGTCCCTGATGGCCCGGCCATCAGATTCTCTGGGGTCCTATTTTTCCGGGGGCGGCCCCGGCCCCGCTTTACCGGAGCGGAGGCAGCGGCGGCCTTCGCGGCGACCTTCGCTAGGACCTCGGGGGCGATTGGCACGTACAGCGAGTCGGGGCCCGATCCCTCATTGTCATCATCGCCCATCAAAAGCTCCGGGGAGATCGGTTTGGCGCACCCCGATATTGGCCTCGGGGTCACGGCTGTGCAGCGGGGCTGTCATAGCGCGGCTGCCGAAAAGTGCGGTGCGGAGTCGAACCGCCATCAGTCTGGCCCTTGCGCGGGTGGGCCGCCTTTACCCGGATCCGTACTGGGGGCTCTGGCCCCCTACTAAACAGGATATCGCAGGTACGACCCTGATGCAAGCGGAATTATCAAAATTTATAAACACCGAAAGTTGCCAGCGGGGGCAACCGTCCGCTGCCGTAACTTACCGGAGGCCCGGAGGCCCAGAGGCGCCAGGAGTAGGAGGGAGAGGGAGAGCCTCTCAGGGCCTCTTTCATATGGCGCCTCAGGTAAGGCCGTTGGGGAGCCGTTACGGATGAAAAGCGGGGGCCCATGGGTATCTTTATGGGTATCTTTCCCCACAAACAGGGGACCCGGGTTATCGATGGAAATTAGTGCTTATAGAGAAACTTACCCGGGGCCCTCTGTTACGGAGGGGGTCCTCCCCCGTAGTTCTGATCTCAGAGTATAGGGGCCCGCCTTTTGGAATTTAGAATTTTTAATATGGCCCGGTCCGGGGCCCTGTGTTAAGGCCGCCAGGGGCCCGGTCTTGCTCAAGACACAGGTGTGCTTACAGCTGTGGCCCTCGGGGTATCCGTCTCTGTTTCTTTCGGGGTACCTGAAGGCCTTCGGGAGGAACCCTCCGGCCTGCTCTCCCTCCGGCCAGACGGCCTCCGGGGAGCTGGGAGGTTAAATCAGGGTTCCTCAGAGCTCTGTCTGGGCCTTCTCTGTTTCTTCTCCCAGAGCTCTGATCTCAGAATACCGCGTTGTAAGTTATTGAGTCAAGTAAATTCGTTATACCCATTTAACGGTGCGAAATTTTTCAGCTTTTGGGCCCTAAGTTTGTCGGAGCGGTGCGTCATACCACTACCTCACGAACTGAAGAATAGCCATGTTTGGTAATGCAGCTTACACTTTCACGCCTAGCGCGTATGGGCCGGGTGATGTCGGATTAAGAGCCGCGGGCGGGAAGCGGGGAAGCAGGAGGCAGGGAGCGGGGAGCAGGGAGCGGGGGAGCGGGGGAGCGGGAAGCGGGGAGCAGGCGGGCGGAAATTGGGCCGGGGCGAGGGGGCCGGGCGATTTTCTCTGTGGAAAAGGAGAGGCGCCAGGAGGAAGGAGGAAGGAGGAGGGGGAGGGCCAGGGGAGGCAGGGGAGCCAGGGAGCCGGGGGGGGGGGGGG